TCCATTGCCGGTAAAGCTATGGCAGAGATGGCAACCACGATTCCGAATTCTGGCGGCGTAGTAGGTTTCTTTGCCGGAGAAAATGACATGGATGCATTTGGCGAGCAGCTTATTCCCTTTGGTGAGGCGATGATGTTGTTCTCACAAGCAGTAAGAGGTTTGGATGCAAATGTAATTGTGGAGTCTGCTACAGCAGGAAAAGCTTTGATTGAATTGGCAAACACGGTTCCAAATAGCGGCGGTGTCGTTGGATTCTTTACTGGAGAGAATGACATGGGTGCATTTGGAGAAAATCTGGTACCGTTTGGTAAGGCGATGAAGTCCTACTCCGATGCGATTGCCGGTATCGATGTGGAAGCGGTTACGAATTCTGCAACGGCTGGAAAAGCGGTGGTTGAACTGGCAAATACTTTACCGAATACTGGTGGATTGGTGAGTTGGTTTACCGGAGACAACGATATTGCTTCTTTTGGGACAAGTCTTGTTTCCTTTGGTAAGAATTTTGCACAGTATTCCAACTATATGAAAAATGTAGATGCGAATATTGTTACTGCTACAACCAATGCTGCGACCTCTATTGTCGAACTCCAGAAAAGTCTTCCAAAAGAAGGTGGATGGTTCTCTGATGATATGACACTTTCCAGCTTCGGTAGTGACATGGCATCGTTTGGTTCCTATTTCGGCAATTATTACAACAGTATCAGCGGTATTGATACAACTCTGTTGTCCAGCGTAATTACCCAGACGAATCGCCTTGTGAGTATGGCTAATGGGATGGTTGGTCTGGACACAAGTGGTATGACTTCTTTCAGTTCCGCGTTGACAACTCTCGGGGAAACCGGTGTAACTGGATTTATCAATGCATTCAATAATGCAGGAACTCGGGTAACAACAGCAGCATCGAGTATGTTGGCATCTTTTATCAACGGAGCAAATGCGAAGAAATCTGAACTGACAACAACATTCATAACCCTAGTTCAAGCTGTATTGACAGCAATTAACGGAAAACAGGGAGAATTTCAAACTAGCGGTTCTACACTCATGGTTAAGTTTATTGCGGGTGTACGATCTCAGGATAGTTCTTCCAGAACGACCTTTACTAATATCGTTAGCGGTTGTTTGACTGCGATACGAAATAAGTATGGGGAATTCACGTCAACCGGAACCCAGACAATGGTGAAGCTGATTGCCGGCGTTAGATCGCAAGATAGCAGTGCAAGGATGACGTTCACAAACATTATCAGTGCTTGTCTTACGGTGATTAAAAATAAGTATGTAGAGTTTACCTCAACTGGTAGAGAATGCATGGTTAAGTTTATTGCGGGGGTTAGAAGTAAGGATAGTGAACTCAGAACCGCTTTTACAACTACGCTGAGTGGTGCCATAACTGCTATCAAAGATTATTATGGTGAGTTCAAATCTGCTGGCTCATATTTGGTCGATGGTTTTTGTAATGGTATAAGCGAAAATACTTGGAAAGCAGAGGCAAAAGCAAGAGCAATGGCAGCCGCGGCAGCAGAAGCGGCGGAAGACGAATTGGATGAACATTCCCCTTCCAAACGTTTTTATGGAATTGGTGACTTTGCGGGAATCGGTTTTATAAATGCATTGATTGATAACGTTTCAAAAGCTGGTAAAGCCGGACGGGAAATTGCCAAATCTTCTATTGATGGATTGAATGATGTCATTTCCAGAATTGCGGATTATGTAGACGCAGATATGGACGTTCAACCTACTATTCGACCAGTGCTTGATCTATCTGCTGTTGAAGCAGGGACTGGGCGATTGAATACTTTGTTCAGTCGTAATCAGGCTTTGTCCGTTAGCACTGGAATGAATGAGCGGGTTTCAGAGATGGAAGTTCAAAATGGAGAAAGTTCTTCTGCGGGGAACACCTATCAATTCACACAAAATAATTATTCGCCTAAGGCTTTGTCGAGAATTGATATTTATCGACAGACAAAGAATCAATTTTCGGCGATGAAAGGGCTGGTGAGTAATACATGATTAGAGCAGTAACGGTAACTAATTATTTAGGAGAATCCAAGAGATTTGAATTAGCGTTCCCGGAAAAATCCGGGTTCGCTGTTCAATCGATAAGCGGATTAGGACCGAGCAAAGCTGATATTAACACGACTGAAATTTCTACGAATGATGGATCACTGTATAACTCAGCAAGAGTGAATTCCAGAAATATTGTTATGTCTTTAAAACTGATGTTTACCCCTCAGATCGAAGACACAAGACAAGACTCCTACAAATACTTTCCGATAAAGAAGAGAGTGACACTTCTCATCGAGACAGATAACCGCATTTGTGAGACTTACGGCTATGTGGAATCGAATGAGCCGGATATTTTCAGCAGCGATGAAACGACACAAATTTCCATCGTGTGTCCCGATCCTTATTTTTATTCTGCTGGTCCGGATGGAACCAACACAACTATCTTTTACGGTGTGGAACCTTTGTTTGAGTTTGCTTTTTCGAATGAATCTTTGACTGAATCTCTAATCGAATTTGGCGAGATTAAAAACGAAACTGAGCAGACAGTATATTACTCCGGTGATGCTGAAATCGGGGTTGTGATTACCATCCATGCCATCGGAAATGTGAGAAACATTACGATTTATAATACCGGGACGAGAGAAGTAATGCGCATTGACACTGATAAGTTAGAGAAACTAACTGGTTCTGGAATGGTTGCGGGTGATGAAATTATCATTTCAACGATTAAAGGTGATAAATCAATTACACTTCTTCGAAATGGTATTTATACCAATATTTTAAACTGTCTTGACAAAGACTCAGATTGGTTTCAGTTATCCAAAGGCGATAACATTTTTGCTTATGTGGTTGAAGAAGGAACGACCAATGTACAGTTTAAGATTGAAAACCGGACAGCATTTGAGGGGGTATAGTTATGGAATTGATTGTTCTGGATACTTCTTTGAAAATGCTTTCTGTGCTTGATACCTTCGAGTCGCTTATATGGACGGAGCGGTATTCCGCCTATGGTGATTTTGAGGTATATACAAGCATCAACGATTCTATTCTTGAAATCCTGAAAGACGACTACTATCTCTGGCTGAAAGAATCCGACCAGACTATGATTGTCGAGGATAGAAAGATTGAATCAGATGCCGAAAACGGAAATCATTTCACAGTCACCGGAAGGTCATTGGAATCCATTTTGGAACGCCGCATTATTTGGAAACAAACGATTCTAAGCGGAAACTTTCAAAATGGAATTAAAAAGTTGTTGGATGAGAATATCATCAATCCTTCTGATGCTTCTCGCAAGGTGGAAAGATTGATATTCGAAGCATCAACAGATCCGGCGATTACCGGGTTGACGGTAGATGCACAGTTTACCGGAGACAATCTGTATGATGCCATAAAAAAGCTGTGCGATTCCAAGAATATCGGTTTCCGAATCAAGCTGTCCGACGATAACAAATTCGTTTTTAAACTCTATGCCGGTGCAGACCGTTCTTACGATCAGTTCACGAATCCATATGTCATCTTTTCTCCCAAGTTTGAGAATGTAATCAATACCAATTATCTGGAATCAAAGAAGACTTTAAAAACTGTTACTTTGGTTGCCGGAGAGGGAGAAGGGGCTGATCGGAAGACTACAACTGTAGCTTGTTCGTCTGGAGCCGGAACAGGTTTGAATCGAAGGGAACTTTACACAGATGCCAGAGATGTTTCTTCGACCGTGGATAATGAAACATTAACGGATGCTGAGTATAAAGCACAGCTTTCTCAAAGAGGTTTGGAAAATTTGGCTGAGAACATCGCAACTAAATCGTTTGAGGGAAAGGTTGAAACGACAAGAATGTACCGATATGGAGAGGATTTCTTCTTAGGAGACATGGTTCAGATTGTGAACGAATACGGCATTGAGGGAAAAGCCCGTGTCACAGAATTTATTCGTTCCCAGAGCAAAGAAGGACTTGATTCGTATCCGACATTCGTTACCGTAGAATAGCAGGAAAGGGGTGAAGAAAAATGAGTGTCACTTATGGGTTCTATAACTCAAAGAATAAAGACCGGCGATATGACGCCATTCAAATGTCCAGTATTTTTGACGGAATCATTCGTGACGGCATTTTGCAGCATGTCGGGACTGCTATGATGGTAAAAGAGTCTACTGGCATGATGGTGAATGTCGGAATCGGACGGGCATGGTTTAATCATACCTGGACATTGAACGACGCCTTGCTTCCATTAACTGTACCACAGTCAGAAGTAATTCTGAATCGAATTGATGCTGTGATTTTGGAAGTGGATTCTCGAGAATCTGTTCGAGCAAATACCATTAAAATCGTTAAGGGTACACCGGCTACAAATCCGGTAAAACCATCAATGATAAAAACAAATGATCGTTGGCAATATCCATTGGCGTACATTCGAGTAAATTCTGGGGTTACATCCATACGACAGGCGAATATTACTAATACGGTTGGAACATCGGAGTGTCCATTTGTAACAGCGCCTTTGGAGAAGATGTCTATTGATGCGTTGGTTGCTCAGTGGAAAGACCAATGGGATGCTTTTTATGAAAAAGAAACCTCGGACATGGAGGCAACAAATTCTTTCTGGAAAGACCAATGGTCAAAATGGTTTAATGCACAGACAGAAGAAATTCAACAATCCTATCTGGACTGGGAAAAACAGTGGAATGATTGGTATGCGACGCAAACGGCGGATATGCAGGAAACGAATGCCTATTGGAAACAGTTATGGGCGACCTGGTTCAACGAGTACACGAACAATAATACATCCGAAATGGCTGCATGGCGAGAGAACGCCCAAGCTTTATTTGATGAGTGGTTCCAACAGTTGAAAGATACGCTTTCGGAGAACGTAGAGGCGAATCTGGCAAACCAGATATTGGAGTTGCAGGAGCGAACGAAGATTTTAGAAGAAATTGTAGAAGGAATTCGGACAGAATTTACCGTTTACAATAAACTTTATGATAATGGTTACGAGAACCATGACAAGCTTCTTGATTCATCGGACGGAACTATTATTGATAGTGACATAGATCCGATTGTAGCGAGAGCATACTCCAGTTCTTTGATTCTGGATAGTAATGGACAGCCTATTGATGGTCGCGTTATTTTTTGCATTAGATAAAAAAAGGAGGATATGACAAAATGAAAATTACAGATTATGAGAAAGTTCGTCAGTTGGATGAGAGCAATATTGTCTTGATTGATGGTAACAACGGGACTAAAACGATCTTAGTAAGCGATTTCGCAAAGGCTCTGATCGGCCTCATGAATTCAAAAGATTTTATTTCCGGGGTTAATCTGTCAGAGCTTGATCAAATTAAGACTTTGTCTACAAATGACAAGTTTTTAGTTGGAACTGCGGCCGGAAACAAAGCAATTGGTGCCAATGATGCATTGTTTGCTATTCTGGATTCTTTTGTGCCGAAGGAACAGCGCCGAATGATTTACAGAGGGAAAAACCTTGGAAGTGTTGTTACAGAAGAACAGAAGACCAATATTAAAAATGGTACCTTTAAGGGCTTTTTCTTAGGTGATTATTGGACTATCGGAAGCTATACGTGGAGGATTGTGGATTTTGATTACTGGTATGATTGCGGAGATACTGCATTTACAAAACCTCATTTGGTCATTATGCCGGACAAACCACTTTACAATGCACAGATGAACGCGACGAACATCACTACTGGTGGTTATGTAGGTTCTGAAATGTATAAGAAAAATCTCGCTCAGGCGAAAACATTAGCAGCAAGTGCTTTTGGTAATCTGATTCTTTCTCATCGTGAACATCTGACAAATGCCGTTACGGAAGGATATCCCTCCGGAGGGGCGTGGTTTGATTCTACTTTAGAACTTCCTAATGAGATTATGATGTATGGAAGTCACGTTTTCGCACCGGCTGGAGATGGAAAAATTGTTCCGAATCGATATACAGTTGGAAAGACGCAGCTTGCTTTATTTACTGTGGTTCCGAAATTTATTTCAAACCGTGCGACTTTCTGGCTCAGAGACGTCGTTTCTTCGGCTCTTTTCGCTGTTGTGTACTACGGTGGCGATGCGGACTACAGCTACGCTTCGGCCTCTCATGGGGTTCGTCCGGTCTTCCCTATTGGTTAGTTTTAATCCAGGGGCCCTGTGCCCCGAAAAAACAGTACGCAGGTGACAGCTATCTGTGCTATAAAAAGAAAAAATGAATGAAAGGTGAATGTCAAAATGGATGATAAGATTTATAAGATTACTCTGGCTGATGGGACAGTGATTGATAATCTGAAACTGAACGGAAACAACTTTATTTCGCCTGTGGAAATTGATGAGACCATTTTTGATGGGAACTGCCTAAATGTCACAATCAATGACGGCGAAAAAGACGATGTCCATACGAATATGGAACTGGTACAGATCACAAAGATGGGAGAGGAGTATTGGTTTATACTTCGTGATGTTCCAGAAAATGAATTGGCTTTTATTAAATTACAGTCGGATATTGAATATATAGCCATGATGTCTGAAATTGAACTGTAAGGAGGAGAGCTGACATGAGACGTAGTAAAAATTTTGACAAAGTAAAACGCTATTATAACATGGGAATGTGGAACGAGATGCGTGTCCGAAATGCCGTGAAAATGAATTGGATCACGGAAGAAGAATTTAAAGAGATTACGGATAAGGATTACGCATGAGTGTCCTAGTGAGCGACCGGACAGAATCCAAATTTGAGGCGATTACATATTCCGTTGAATTGCATGATATGTTAATCGAGTTGATGCAGCGTAGCTTCGGAGTAAAAGATTTGGATCGGCTTGTTCGAATGAAATATGCTTATGGAAAGGATACTACAGAAGATTTTTCAAGATATAGATATTTGATGCTGAATTACAAAAATCGAATAGATCAGTTAGCTTCCATGCTAACAAGCAATATTCGAGCGGCAAATTCTATATATCCGACCACGCTGCATGAATATGAGCAAAGAAGAGATTATCAGAATACAGCCATAGTAAACTGCGAGCAACTCTTAAAAGAGCTACAACGAATCGTTGAGATATTCGAAGTGGATGTTAATCTCTATAGCCGCTATGTTAAAGCTATCGACCGAGAAATCGGATTGATAAAAAAGTGGCGTCAACGAGATAACCGAATTAGGTCACAGTTAAAAGGGTAATGTCTAATTATGCGTCGTTTCTTCGGCTAATTTCGCTAATGTGAACAACAATGGCAATACGAACTACAACAACGCTTCGAACTCTAATGGGGTTCGTCCGGATTCTCTGCCTAACCAACAGAGAAGGAGACATTGTCCTTTCCGAAGGGATAAATAGCAAAGCCGGACGCAATTTACTACGGTAAGTATTGCTAACACGGTGAATGATTTATGAACTATGAGGAGATTGTCTGTGACGCCAACAATTTGTATAGGGCTTATAAGGCCTCTGTCAAAACCAGCAAATGGAAAGAAACAACACAGAAATTCATGATGAATTTTCTGCGGTATATCTTTTCTATTCAAGATGATTTGATAAATCGGACACTTCAAAATGGACCGACACAAGAATTCACACTGTTTGAGAGAGGTCGAGTAAGACCTATAACAAGTATTCAAATTAGAGATCGTATTATTCGACATGTTTTATGCGATGAGATTTTACTTCCTGAAGTGAAAAAGCATATTATTTATGATAATTGTGCTTCGATAAAAGGAAGAGGAATCTCTCATCAGCGAGATAGATTTGAAGTTCATCTTCGTAAATATTATCGTTTGTATGGGAATGAAGGTTGGATATTGTTTGGAGACTTTTCTAAGTTTTATGACAATATCATTCATGAAATTGCCAAACGAGAATTGTTGAGGCTGTTTGATGACGATGAATTTATTGATTGGTTATTAACGCAAATTTTTGACGGGTTTAAAATCGATGTTTCTTACATGACAGACGAAGAATATGCCACATGTATGACAGATACTTTCAATAAGTTGGAGTATAGAAATATTCCAGAGTCAAAGTTGACTGGTGAAAAATGGATGGAGAAATCAGTTAATATTGGTGATCAGCTATCTCAGGTTATTGGAATTTATTATCCATATCGGATTGATAATTATGTCAAGTATGTGCGAAGTCAGAAATTCTATGGAAGATACATGGATGACTGGTATATCATGAACCCGAGCAAAGAAGAATTGTTAGATTTGCTGGATAATATTCATCAGATTGCAGAAGAATATGGAATCCATATCAATAGGAAGAAAACTCGAATTGTGAAGATTTCCAGTACATACAAATTTCTGCAAATCAAATATAGTTTGACCGATTCCGGTAAAGTAATCAAACGAATCAATCCAAAGAGAGTTACTGCGATGCGTAGAAAACTCAAAAGGCTTGCTGTAAAAGTGAAGAATGAGGAGATTTCGTATGAAAATGTAGAAAATATGTTTCGAAGCTGGATGGGTGGTTTTTATAAACTTCTATCCAAAGAACAAAGAAAAAATTTAATAGGTCTTTACGAAGATTTATTTGAAAAATCGATTGAGATTGTCAATAAAAAGATGATCATAGTCGATAAAACAAGATAAATATGGGAGGGTACCTATATGGAGCCATGGTTTCAAATGGTAGCGACGATTGTATGTGCAGTTGTCGCTTCTTCTGGTTTTTGGGCATACATCCAGAAGAGAAGCGAGAAAAAAGATGTGAGAACACAGATGTTGATTGGGCTTGCTCATGACAGAATCGTATATCTTGGCATGTCCTATATCGATCGGGGATGGATTACGCAGGATGAATATGAAAATCTGCATGATTATCTCTATAAGCCTTATGAAAAAATGGGAGGAAATGGTTCGGCGAAGAAAGTTATGTCGGAAGTCAACAAACTACCCATTCATAAATCAACATATACTCAAAAAAATCAGTAGGAGGAATCAATCATGGAACAGATTATGAATTATGTAAAGCCGGAATTGATTGTCGTAGCGATTGTTCTGTATTTCTGCGGAATGGCATTGAAGCAGACACAGATGGTTAAGGATAAATATATCCCGATGCTTCTGGGTGCTGGAGGAATCGTTCTTTGTGGAATTTGGGTTCTGGCAACATCCCCGTTAGGTAACGGTCAGGAGATTGCTATGGCGGTCTTTACAGCGATTGTTCAGGGAATTTTAATGGCGGGTCTCAGTAATTATGTAAATCAGATTATCAAACAGGCAAATAAAAATGAGTAATTAGAGCGGGAAACCGTTCTTTTTTATTTTTAAAAGAGAGGATGATACGAATATGGCTATTAACAAAGTAATTTATGGTGGACGGACACTGATCGATTTAAGTGGCGATACTGTCACTGCTGATAAAATTCTTGATGGATTTACAGCTCATGATAAAAAAGGAGACACTATCACCGGTACTTGTAAGTACGATGTAGATTCTAGTGATGCGACGGCTGCTGTTGCTGAAATTCTTCAGGGAAAGACCGCTTATGTAAGAGGTAAGAAACTGACTGGTACTATGAAAAACAATAGTGCTGTGGCTGGAACAATTTCTTCTAAGGATGAGCAATATACAGTTCCTCAGGGATATCATGATGGTTCTGGTAAAGTTGGAATTGTAGATACAGAAAAAGAAAAATTGGTTCCTGCTAATATTCGAGAGGGTATTACGTTGCTTGGCGTTGAGGGAACGATGTCCGGAACAGAAGACGCCAAACCACAGGCCAAGACAGTTACACCGAAAACCACAGAACAGACTGTATTACCAGATACTGAAGAAGGATATAACTACTTATCACAGGTTACAGTTGCAGCAATTCCGTATCAGGAAAGTGAAAATCCCGCTGGAGGTACCACGGTAACTATCGGGTAGGAGGGAGGCTTAAATGGCTACAAGTAAAGTCGTTTATAGCGGTAGGACCCTCATAGATCTGACTGAGGATACAATAACAGAGGAAACATTGTTGCGAGGTTATACGGCACATAAAGCGGACGGTACAAAAATTGTAGGGACCGCATTTAAAGACTACCCTTCGAGATATTCGTTTCTCGATACCCTTCAGGATTCAAGGGGGGAGAATATCCTTGATAAAGCGAATAATGTAATACAGGGTGAAACGGTGTATAAAAAAGTGTAGAAATGTCGTTTATTTCTTGATTATTCCTACATTTTGCTGGAAGAAATGGCTTAAAATCAAGGTTTCCTGTTTCCATCGAGGAAGCAGCAAAAGAAGGTAAATTCTAAGATAGGTGCAAAAAACCTTGATTTTATGGGGCTTTTCAAGTCGTAGTTTGGCTTGGGAAGCTCTTTTTGTATCGGCAAGACACATGTAAGCCACACTTGAGTTTATGATGGGTTGCCCCTTTTTAAACTAGAGATTTTGACATCTCCACTCTACAGAGTTACAATGCCAGACAATACAAGGGTAGACAGGCTCGTTATATTTGACTGACCCCATTGGAAACTGTATACTAGCCGGTGTCAATGGTGCAGGTAAGTCAACCCTTTATGAAGCATTAAATGAATTAAAAGGAATGCCACGCATAAACACTGATGAGATTGTAAAAGAAAGAGTGAAAATAAGGATAAATAAGGGTGGACATGGAATTTCAGAAGAAGATATTGAAAGACGTTATGTAGAGACATTCAAAAATTTAAAAGATGTTTTAAAATATTGTGATTTGGCAGCGTTCTACGATAACACGAAAAACTTTCACCGTTTTGCCATTTTTCGTAATGGTGAGATTGCTAGGATATCCACTATTTTACCGACATGGTTTAAGGAGAAAGAACTTGTTTGTTCTACAAACCTGTCTGTCAGCGTTAGTAATAAATTATTATAAATACTTCTTTATCACTGTAAAACTAAGGGCTATCGCAGTTCGTAATGTTCTGCGACAGCCTTTAATTCTGCCGTGTAGTACATGCGAGGCAGTACGTAACTTTAGGTATCAGCGTTCTTGCTGCAGACAGATTATTTGAGTTCGGTTCGTCTAATGACCACAAAAGATGTAGTTCCTAAAATGCCGATAATGAGTAATAAAGAGAAAGAGGGATAGAAGTAGTTAATTGTATCGCCCTTCACAAAACCGGCTGCTTTCATAAAGAAATTTAAAATATTTTTTACCAGTTCAGCGGAAAATACATATCTGAATAATGCAGTGATAAGCACTATGCATCCGATGAAAAGAATGCCGCAATAGATAGACATGGTTTTGCCTATTTTATTGATTATAAGTATCGTTAAATATAGAAGACAACAAAACATTACATACACAAGGAAGAGCCAGAGCCAGTTCATCACTATATTGTCATAGCCGTAGATTCCGCTGTATAGGGATGTATAATCCTTATTAAAATAATGAAGAAAATTTCCTACGACTGTATCTATAAATGCCATGATTCCGGACATAAAACTAAATAAAGAAAGCGCCGCAATGAAAATATATTTACGTGTAAATCCGTTTTGTATAAGTGTTTTAAAATCTTCTTTAAACCCTAAGGCGCCCAAAATGCTTACGAAAAACAAAGTATTGATTTCCAAACAATTTGTTCCGACATTTTCAAAGCTTCCGGAGACAATGCCGATGATCAGAGTGATAAGTCCGACGATTGCATATTGGATTGCGTAGAAGATCCATATATATTTAAAAGAGGTCATGCATTCGTATTGGATGATTGATTTTAATTTATTCATACTATTTTCCGCCTTTCTCTGTCAATTTTACGAATAATTTTTGTAAATTCATGGATGAAAAATGAAGGCTGCTGTCCGGGGGGATGGACGTTTTGTTATCTAATATATAGGCGATTTTCATATTGCCTAATTCGTCATGCCCGATCACGTTTTTATCTGAGCAATACTGATCAACTTCGTGAGAGATTCCTGAGACACTGTATCCTGTTTCTAAAAGACTCTCAACAGTATCTTGTAATATAATCTTTCCGTGATCGATCAAAACAACTTCTTCAATAATATTTGTTACTTCTTCAATCAAGTGTGTAGCGATAATGATTGTTCGTTCATTATTTTCAAAATCTTGTAAAAGCAGTTCATAAAACAGTTCTCTATGATTTGCATCTAATCCTAAGACTGGTTCGTCAAAGATTACATAAGGAATATTTAATGACAATGCCGCTGTTAATTTAAAAATGGATTGGTAACCTTTAGATAACGATCTGAATTTTTTGTTGATGTCAAGGTCAAACATTTTGGCAATAGTCAAGGCCTTATTTAAATCAAAACAATCATAAAACCGATTGATCCACCTGAAGTGTTCTTTTATTTTTAAATCTTTATCATATAAATCAGCTTCGCTCATACAAAACACTTTTTCGTGTACCTGCATATTTTCTTTTGCCGGAATGTCATCTACAAGAATCATTCCTTCGTCGGCAAAAATACGATTTGCGATTATATTGATAAGTGTAGATTTGCCCGCTCCGTTTCGCCCCAAAAGGCCGTAAATTTTTCCGAACTCAAAGGAAAATGAAACATCGTCAAGGGCTGTTAAATTATTATATTTTTTTGTGATATTTTTAATCTGAATTTTGTTCATGTTCAAAACCCCTTTCTATTAATGAAATAATTTCTTCTTTTTTCATATGCAGTTTGGATGCCTCTTGAATCAATGCAGCAACGTATTGTTCGTAAAACTGACTTTGCCGTTTTAATAGGATTTTATTGACTGCTCCCTTTTTTACAAACATGCCCAACCCTCTTTTCTTGTATATGATTTCCTCGTCTACTAAAAGATTCATTCCTTTTAAGACAGTATGAGGATTAATATTCAATAAAGAGGAGAGTTCATTTGTCGAAGGGATTTTTGTTTCTTCAGGAAACACTTTTGTAAAAATGGAGTCTTCAAGCTGCTCAGCTATTTGAATAAAAATAGGTTTTTCTATATTAGGATTGATATGCATCGTATCACCACCTTGTGCATTAGTTTGTTAGTTGAGTAACTAACTAGCTTTGAGTATAGTATATGTACGGAAGAATGTTTTGTCAATACTCAAAAAATAAAATATTTGAATTACTATTTACAAAATACAAACAAAATGATATCATAATGATATCAAACAAGAACAGGAGGGATAATGATGAAAGAAAAAGTACTGAATAATAAGAAAAACGGAATGCTTGTCTTGATTCTAACAACATTGTTGTATCTATTGTCAATCGCAGTCTGCGTTGTGGGAGCTATGATCGGAAATCCGTTGCTGCTCGGGATCAGTATTTTTTGGATGTGTGTAGGCTGGTTTCCGTATTGTGGACTGCGTGTGCTGAAACCTCAAGAAGCGCTTGTGTTGACATTGTTCGGAAAATATACAGGCACATTGAAAGGAGAAGGATTTTATGCGGTAAATCCGTTTTGTACAAGTGTAAATCCGGCGGCGGATACACATCTAAATCAAAGTGGTGATGTTGACAACAGTACAAGAAAATCTTCACTTTCAGGATTATTGGCAGGCACTTCGGAAAAATCCGGTTTGGAATCGGCAGGAAAGAAGATTTCTTTAAAGATTATGACTTTGAACAACAGCCGTCAAAAGATTAACGATTGTCTCGGAAATCCGGTAGAAATCGGTATTGCGGTGATGTGGCGAGTTGTAGATACGTCAAAAGCGGTTTTTAACGTAGATAATTATAAAGAATATCTTTCTCTTCAGTGTGATACAGCTCTTAGGAATATTGTACGTGTTTATCCGTATGATGTTTCTCCGAATGTAGATACAACCGGCGATGGTGTAGCAGACGAGGGAAGTCTGAGAGGCTCCAGCGAGGTAGTGGCTGCAAGAATTCGTGATGAGATTCAAAAAAGAGTAAGTGAGGCAGGTCTGGAAATTCTGGAAGCAAGAATCACATATCTTGCCTATGCGCCGGAGATTGCGGCAGTGATGCTTCAAAGACAGCAGGCATCGGCTATTATAGACGCAAGAAAAATGATTGTAGATGGAGCGGTCGGAATGGTAGAAATGGCGCTTGATCGTCTCAGCGAAAAGAAAGTTGTAGAACTGGATGAAGAAAGAAAAGCTGCAATGGTTTCAAATCTTCTTGTCGTCTTGTGCGGCAACAAAGATGCGCAGCCTATTGTAAATTCGGGAAGTTTGTATTGATCATGGCAGATCAGAAAAAGAAACAGATTCCGCTTCGGCTTTCTGCAAAATTGTATGATGCCGTGGCAGCTTGGGCAGAAGATGATTTTCGCTCAGTCAACGGGCAGATTGAATATTTGCTGACCGAGTGTGTAAGGCAGAGAAAGAAAAACGGAAAATATGTATCGGAACATTTAGATGAACATCCTGAATTTGATATAAAATAAGAAGAATGATAAAAAAGAAACTGTATTGCAAATAGATATGAAATTCGTTTGCAGTACAGCTTTTTTCAACAGTGGTCGTTAAAGTCTAAGACTGCCGAAGAAGAGCTTTCAAAAGTTTTGTTTTATGATATACTGATAAACGAAAAGAAAAACAGCAGCGCAGCGAATGGAAGCTGTCATATTTGAATCGCACAGTCATAGAAGAGAGGAGTGGAGAAAAGTATGCGCGAAATGGAGTTTACGATTGAAGACACAGAAGCTTTAAAGCCGGGGATGGAAGTGGGAGTGACAGAAGGAGTCCTTCCGACGTCTTATTACTACACGATCGAGCACGCACTCGGGATGAGCGCTAATTTCAAACAGGCAGAGCGGTTAAAAACCAGAAGAGGAATTGTGAAAGAATTAAAAGAAACGCCGCAGTTTCATATTGCAGTATTGGAATTTGACGAGTAGCATATTAAAATGCTGCTTGTTAAAAAAGAAATAAAATGTTATAGTATGAATAAAACTAATAACATTTAAAAAGCTTGATACAAACAAGGCGGGGGAGATAAACTGATGAGCCAAAACGCAGAATCAAAATTTGTCAATACGAAAAATAAAAAATTTGATTTTTTTAAAAGTTGTATAAAAAAAGAAGTATGGGAATTATTTTGCAAGAAATTTAAAAGTGATGTTACAGCAGCATCATATAAATCCGATCTGTCAGAATTTTGTCGCTTTACGGAAAAGTGTTTTCAGGAAACAGATTTTTCGGATGTACAGAAATATTATATCTATATGCAAAAAAAGATAAAAAATGGACAGATCGGTCCATTGACAGTGACAAAAAAATTCAGGGAACTTCATTCTTTTTCAAAATTTTTGTTAGAAGAGTGGAGCGACAGATTAGAAGATGAGTCAAAAACAAGTTCGTTTAAAGACTATTTTGAACCGTATTTGAAACAACTGGTAAAGGAAAAAGAGTTGGCGAGGATGATTCCTTTGGAGCATATAGATCGATTGTTGACAGCATCGGCGGAAAATCATATGGTGTATACGATCTTAACTTTAATGTATAGGGCAGGACTGTCCTCTACGGAAATTATAGCATTGAAAGGGCCGGAAGATTTTGTACAGTATGGCGACGGATTGTATGTGTTTTTAAAAGGAAGGCAAGAGCCGTGTTATATACCGGAAGATGCAAAAGAAATTTTGTTTTCTTATTTGGAAGAATGGGAAGAAGGAAGATCCCTTTTTTATAATCGGAGCAAAAATCCTCTGAATACGATGTATATCAGCCGAATGATGAAGAAGTATTGTGAAAAGGCAAAAATTCCATCTTACAGCGCAGAAGCAGTGAGAAATTGCTGTGCGTTTAATTTGTTTGCATATGGTGCGACTGAAGAACAGGTATCGGATCAAATGGGAAGAACTGTGTGTCAGATCAAACGGTACAAAGGGATGGGATATAAAAAGAATCTGAAAAAACGCTCGGCAGATCTTGTGAAGATCCGAATCGAGCGTCCGATATAGAAAAACCTTTTGCTATTTTCTGCTGTGGAATATTTTAAAGGTATTTGCGGATCAGGCAGGAGATGATCCCCGCTGCACAAAGTCCGAATAAAACATTATGCATAGAACCGTATACTTCAAGTCCGCCCTTTAGTCCATAGATGATATCCGGAGTTTCGGGAAGAAACCGATTGATCCAGAATGCAGCATAGGAGGTGAGAAATACAAGTAAGAAAGAATTCAGTCCTCTGCCGGTATCTTCTTTGTGAACTCCCCATTGATCTCGAACTCTTACTTTCGTCATAGACCAGAGAAGTGCAATAAATTCGCTTAAAAGAAAAATAAGCGCAACAGATAAGTATGCGGCAAGTGAGAGAGGAACGGTTTTTGTATTAACAGCTTCCATAATATCTCCGTAGGGCGCACTTGCACGGAGAAATGTCCAAGAGGCGAATATCATGACAGCTAAAATTAAAAGAGCCGTCAGGCTGCGGATCAGAGAAGCGGAAATGTTGGAAAGGATACGTCCTCCTTTTCTGATAGGTGCAGCCAGAGGTATTTTAGAATTTTTTCTTCGTTTTTTCTTTTTGGTACGGTCATCGGGATCGGTGTGATCATAGTCACTGTTTTCATCATCACTTTCGTAGTATTCATCTTCATAGTCATCATCATAATAATCGTCATCATAATAATCGTCATCATCATCATAGTCGTTATAGATGTCGTTACTTGACCTATATTCATTTGGAACGTATTCCTCATATGTCACTTCAAAATCATCATCAAATAACTCTTCAAATTCAGGATTTTTTCTCATAAAATAAAACTCCTTTTTTGGATAAGCTGATATAAAATTATTTCCTTATGTTATAACTTTTCCAAAAGAGATACAAGTGATAAAAGAGAATTTAAGAAATTTTTCATTGTTCTTTATGCGCCTTACGAAAGTGTAAGATGCATGCTTGGAAATGTAAGACAATCCATGTGGAAAAAATTTTTCTTTTTTCTACAATAAATACATACAGATATTTAGGAGGTAAAATGAGATGAAATTGTCTGTGAGCAGAATTGTCGGACGGCTGATCGGATGGCTGATGATCTTATTTATTGTTTTGATCATTATGCCGATTGGAATGATTTCTTCTATATTTTCATATTGTTTTAAAAATCTTTCCCAAATCTTAAGAAATACCTCGATGTTATCTTAAGAAGGGTCAAGTATTATTTAGGCTGTAAATAATAGCATTAAGAAATGAGAGATGAAAAAACGCTGTGTTTCAGCCCGTTAGGAGCATATGGAACACACTGAGGAGGAAAAGTTATATGAAATACATTACGTTTGCAGTTCCGTGTTATAATTCTGAAAATTATATGAGAAGATGTGTGGATTCTCTTCTTATCGGAGGGAAAGATGTAGAAATTATTCTGATCGATGACGGTTCTTCTGATCGTACTGCACAGATTGCCGATGAATATGAGATTGAATACCCGGATATTGTACGTGTTGTGCATAAGGAAAACGGGGGACATGGTTCCGGTGTGAATAAAGGACTCGAGTTGGCAAACGGTATTTATTATAAAGTCGTAGATTCGGATGACTGGTTTGATAAAGAATCATATCAGAAACTTCTTGTCAAGCTAAAAGCGTTTACAGGCGAGCGTCCGGATCTGATCGTATGTAATTATGTATACGATCACCTTGATGAAGGAATAAAAAAATCAATGGATTACAAAAATGTATTTCCGATTGAAAAACAGTGCACATGGGATGAAATCGGAAAGTTTTATCCGTCCCAATATTTGATCATGCACTCGCTCATGTTTCAGACGAAAGTGCTCAGAGAATCTGAAGTGAAACTGCCGGAGCATACATTTTATGTAGATAATCTGTTTTCATATAAGCCGCTTCCGTACGCCGAGACTATTTATTATATGGACATCGATCTGTATCATTATTACCTGGGCAGAGATGATCAATCTGTAAATGAAAAGGTGCTTATGAAAAGGATCGATCAGCAGATCTTGGTAACAGATCTTGTAACCCGCAGCGTTGATCTGGCGGAAGTAAAGAAAATCCATCCGAAATTAGAAGCATACATGGTGCGAAATATTTCAATTATGCTTACAATTTCATCTATCCATCTGCTCCTTATCGATACAGCCGATTCCTATAAAAAGCGAAAAGATATGTGGAATCATGTAAAAGAGTATAATGAAGCTCTTTACTATCGGCTTCGCTTTCGTACTTTGAGCGGTTTTACATATTTACCCGGAAAGATCGGCACAAGCTTGACAATCGGGGGATATCGTCTTGCAAAAAAAGTATATCGCTTTCAATAAAGAACGATGATCGGTAAAAAAGACAAAAGGAAAAATGTATTGTTAATCCGGAAGATTTACATTACAGGGGGAAAGGATGAACTAATATGACAGAAATATACATAGCATTTGTAGATACACCGGGAATTTTTGCTTCGATTATTCGAAGAGTAATTAAACAAAAATATATTCATGTGGCAATCGGGCTTGATGAGAATCTGGATGAAGCATACAGTATCGGAAGGAGACATCCGTCGATTCCTCTGATTGCAGGATTTGAAAAAGAAGAGAAAAGAAAAATTTTGCGGGCATTTCCGGGAGCGGATTATATGATCTGCTCAATTCCATGCACTCAAGAACAAAAGCAGTTTATTAAAGAGGAGCTTCATGAGGCGATGAAGAACAGATATCGCTATCATTATACAATTCTCGGACTTCCGTTTTTACTTTTCGGAAAACCGTTTT